AGCAGAGCAACAGAGAAAAAATATTCGGCACGAACGCTATGAGTATTTTAGTGGAAAAGCAGATCCTGATGTTTATGTGGAGAATCCATTTCCTAAAAAAATTAGGGATAAGGACACTATGCAGAAATATTTGGATGCGGATGAGAAGCTTTCAACAATCTGCTTGAAGATTGATTATTACGATACAATGCTTGTTTACATTGAAAGCATTTTAAAGCAGATTACTAATCGCACATATCAAATCAAAAATGCAATTGAGTTCATGAGATTTAATGCTGGACTGGGGTAATAAATACCCCTAGATGAATGGATTCATGTGATTGATACAACAGCAAACCTTGTTATATCTAAATCCAACGAAGTATTTTTAAAGATTAATACAGAACCTCATATTGAATACGAACTTAGAGATCACTTTAAGTTTGAGGTTCCTAATGCAAAATTTATGCCCCAGTACCGTGGAAGGAATTGGAATGGGGAGATTCATTTGTATGATATGAGATCCAAACAGATTTATGTTGGACTCTTAGATAAGATTGTCAATTTCTGTAAGCAATACGGATACACTTACAAGTTTGAAGATAATAAGTTCTATGGCACTCCATATGAAGAGAATGATCACATCTCCTATGAGGGTGTCAAGGATTATATGCATTCCATTTGTGCTCATACTCCCAGGAAATACCAGATTGAGGGAGTATATGGTGCCCTAAAGCATAATAGAAAACTATTGATAAGCCCCACTGCCAGCGGCAAATCACTGATGATTTATTCCCTCGTAAGATACTATGTGGATAAAGGCGAAAAAATTCTTTTAGTTGTTCCGACGACATCTCTTGTAGAGCAGATGTACAAGGACTTTTTAGATTATGGTTGGGATGCTGACTCATATTGTCACCGTATCTATTCTGGTAGGGAGAAGAGTAATGATGCTCCAGTTACTATCACAACATGGCAGTCAGTATATAAACTAGAGCGTTCTTTTTTTGAAGATTATGGATGCATTATAGGAGATGAAGCACATTTATTCAAGTCAAAGTCTCTTATTCAAATTATGACAAAGTTGCATCATGCAAAGTATCGTTTTGGTTTCACAGGAACTTTAGATGGAACTCAAACTCACAAGTGGGTTCTTGAAGGTTTATTTGGCCCATCATACAAAGTAACAAGAACTGAAGAGTTAATGAGACAGGGACATCTTTCTCAACTTGACATTCAGTGTCTTGTTCTTAAACACCCACCACAAAAGTTTGAAACTTATGAAGATGAGATACAATATTTAATCAGTCACGAACAAAGAAATAAATTTATTACAAATCTTACTTTAGATCTTAAAGGTAACACTCTTGTTCTTTTTGCAAGAGTAGAAGCTCATGGAGCAGTCCTTTACGAACAAATAAATAATAACAAACGAATTGATCGTAAAGTATTCTTTGTTCATGGTGGTGTGGATGCTGAAGAAAGAGAATTAGTTAGAGAAATTACAGAAAGAGAAAACAACGCAATCATTGTTGCCTCTTATGGAACTTTTTCTACAGGTATTAACATTAAGAACCTTCACAACGTAATATTTGCCTCTCCATCAAAGTCTCGTGTTAGAAATTTACAGAGTATTGGTAGAGTCCTCCGCAAAGGCAAAGATAAAGTAAAAGCAACTTTATATGATATTGCTGATGATTGTACGCACAATTCAAGAAAAAATTACACTCTCAATCATTTTATAGAAAGAATTAAAATTTATAATGAAGAAAGTTTTAATTATGAAATAGTAACTATACAACTAAAGAAAAACAATGGAAGATGATTTTTATGCAACAATAAAATTTAAAAATGGAGAAGAAATATTTTGTAAAGTCTCTGCGTGTGAAGAAAACGATAGAACTTTTCTTCTTGTATCAAATCCAATTACTGTTGGAGAAGTGAAAGGAAGATCTGGAACTATGGGATATAAATTAGAACCTTGGCTTAAAACAACAACTGAAGATATGTTGATTGTTAATTTTGAAGATATTCTTACAATGTCGGAATCTTCTGACATAGAAATGATTGTAATGTATCAAAACTATGTAAGAACAGTACAAAACAAAAACAATAGCAATAATCACAAAATATCTAAAGAGATGGGATACATATCATCCGTCAATGATGCTAAAGATATTCTAGAGAAGCTCTATAGATCTAAGTAAAGCTATTATTTCTCTTCAACCCTAACAAAGGTATTCTAACTACCATTTCGATTCTTGTCAACTATTTGCAGAACTGTTATAATATCTACATACTAAAGAAGATAAACTTATGATTACTGCAAATACTATGGGAAGAAGAAAAAGATCGGAACATTATGTTAACAATAAAGAGTTTCTTGCAGCGTTGATTGATTATCGAAATGATGTTGAAAGAACTTTTATCAAGAAGTATGGTAGAGAACCAACGAAAGAAGATAGAGGAACAAGATGGGACACAAAGCCTCCAATCCCAAGATATGTTGGAGAGTGCTTCCTGAAGATTGCAAACCACTTGTCCTATAAGCCAAACTTTGTTAATTACATGTTTAAGGATGACATGATTTGTGATGGCATTGAGAATTGTGTTCGCTACATTCACAATTTCAATCCAGAGAAGTCACAAAATCCTTTTGCATACTTCACTCAAATCATCCACTATGCTTTCTTGCGTAGAATCTCTCAAGAGAAAAAACAACTAGAAATCAAAAACAAAATTCTTGAAAAGTCTGGATTTGATGAAGTTTTCGAAGGCAGTGAACTTGACGGATCTAGTTACAGTGACTATAATAGCATTAAGGACGCTGTGCATAGCAAACTTCGCTACTAATGAAAGTTGCAATTATTACTGATCAACATTTTGGAGCTCGTAAAAACTCCAAACTGTTTCATGATTATTTTCTAAAATTCTATAATGACGTATTCTTTCCAACCTTAGAACGGGAAGGAATTACTGCAGTTGTGGATATGGGAGATACTTTTGACAGTCGTAAAGGAATTGATTTTTCCGCACTTTCTTGGGCAAAAGACAATTACTATGATCGACTCCAAGAAATGGGAGTAAAAGTTCATACTATTGTTGGTAATCATACAGCATATTACAAAAATACTAATGATGTAAATGCAGTAGATCTTCTTCTTCGTGAATATAAAAACGTAACAGTTTATTCAGAACCAACGGAAGTAAAACTGGATAATCTAAAAGTTTTATTCATACCATGGATTAATCAAGAAAATGAAAAAAACACTTTTAAACTTATTGAAAAGACATCTTGCGAGTGTGCGATGGGGCACCTTGAACTCCAAGGATTTAGAGCTCATAGAGGCATCATCATGGAGCATGGTTTGGAAAGCAAACTATTTGAGAAGTTCTCCAAAGTCTACTCTGGTCACTATCACACTAGATCGACGGATGGAAGAATATTCTATCTAGGTAATCCTTATGAAATGTTCTGGAATGATCTGAATGATACTAGGGGATTTCATATTTTTGATACGGAGACGCTAGAACATACTCCAATTAATAATCCATATAGATTGTTTTATAACATTTATTATGAAGATACTAACTATCAAACTTTTGATACTAGAGAGTATGAAAACAAGATTGTAAAAGTCACAGTTAGAAAAAAATCTGATACTAAAAAGTTTGAAAAGTTTTTAGACAAATTATATCAATCTGGGGTTGCTGATTTAAAAATAGTTGAAAACTTTCAACTCATAGATTCTGAAAATTTTGAAATTACTGATTCTGAAGATACTCTTTCTATTTTGAATAGATATATTGAAGAGGCAGAAATTGATTTAAACAAATCAACAATTCAAAGTCTTATTCAAGAAGTCTACAAAGAAGCTTGCGAGTTGATTTGAATGTTTATCATTACAATAGAGGGACAAGAAAAAGAAGGGGCATATAGTGCAATCAATGAAGATGGTGAAAAAATTCTTTATCTTTTTGAAGATGAAGATGATGCCATGAGATTTGCTATGATGTTAGAAGAAGATGGATATCCAGAAATGCATGTGATAGAGGTTGAAGATGATATGATGATACAAATATGTGAAATGCATGATCACAGTTATGCAGTTATTACTTCAAATGATATTGTAGTTCCTCCAAAATACAATGATTTTATTTAAAAAAATTTCTTGGAAAAACTTTCTTAGTACAGGAAACCAGGAAACTGAATTTTGTCTAAACGATCATTCTAACAATTTAATTATTGGAACTAATGGTGCGGGGAAAAGTACGATTCTTGATGCATTGACTTTTTCTTTATTTGGAAAACCTTTTCGCAAAATTAACAAACCACAATTGGTTAATTCTGTAAATGAAAAAGATTGTGTAACTTCTATTGAATTTTCCGTTAACTCTGTTGAATGGAAAGTTGTTCGTGGAATTAAACCAAACATCTTTGAAATTTATAGAGATGGAAATGTTTTAGATCAATCAGCCTCAGCAATTGATCAGCAGAAGTGGTTTGAACAAAATGTTCTGAAGATGAACTACAAGTCATTCACTCAGATTGTGATTCTGGGTAGCAGTACATTTGTTCCCTTCATGCAATTGTCTGCAGCAAATCGCAGAGAAGTGATTGAAGATCTTCTTGACATTCGTATCCTTTCTACGATGAATTCTGTCATCAAAGAAAAGATTCGTTCAGTTAAAGAAGATATCAAAATTCTTGAACTGAAAAAAGAATCTCTCAATGAAAAAGTTTCTATGCAAGAAAGGTTTATTGAGGAGTTGGAAAAACGCGGTAAGAAAAATGTAGAATAAAAGGAAAGTATCATTCAAAAACTTTTGGATGAAGAAAATGGATATATTCTGAGCAATGAAGACTTGAATAGTAAGATTGAAACAAGTCAAGAACAACTTGAAAAATTTATTGGTGCCACCGATAAACTTCGTAAGCTTGGTAATTTGAAAGGAAAGATCTCCCAGAAGGTATCTACTATTACCAAAGAACATAAGTTTTTTATGGAGAATACGGTATGCCCTACTTGTACTCAATCGATTGAAGAGACTTTCAGAATAAATAGAATTACAGACGCTCAAAATAAAGCAAAGGAGTTGCAATCTGGTTATAAAGAACTGGAGGAGGCAATTAAAGAGGAAGAAGAGCGAGAGCGTCATTTTACCTCACTATCAAAGGAGATTACTTCCTTAACGCATGGCATTTCTCAAAACAATACTAGAATTTCTGGATGTCAACGACAAATCAGAGATTTGGAATCGGAAATTCAAAGAATTACCGAGCAACTTGCAAACAGAAATACTGAACATGAGAAACTAGAAACTTTTAAAGACAACTTAAAAACTACATACGACGATCTCGTTTCTAAAAAGGAGACAATCAAATACTACGACTTTTCGTATACTTTACTTAAAGACGGTGGAGTTAAAACCAAAATCATTAAGCAGTATTTGCCTCTAATCAATCAGCAAGTTAATCGTTACTTGCAAATGATGGACTTTTATATTAACTTTACTCTTGATGAGGAATTTAACGAAACCGTCCAGTCTCCAATTCATGAAGACTTTTCATACTCTTCTTTCAGTGAAGGTGAAAAAATGAGAATCGATCTTGCACTACTCTTCACTTGGCGTGAAGTTGCAAGAATGAAGAACTCAGTAAACACAAACCTTCTAATTATGGATGAAGTTTTTGATAGCTCACTTGATGGTTTTGGAACAGAAGAATTTCTCAAAATCATTCGTTATGTGATTAAGGATGCTAACGTTTTTGTTATATCGCATAAAACAGGAATGGATGATAGATTTGAAAATGTGATCAAATTTGAGAAGGTAAAAGGTTTTAGTAGAATGGTGAGTTGATGTCAACATATAAGCATGTAGAAACAGGAAAGAGATTCTTTTTCGTCCATATTCCAAGAACTGGTGGTAGATTTGTTGAAGCTAATCTAGATGCACAAGGTTGGGTGTGGGACGATCAAGTTGATGTTGATCGTCAATATAAAAGTATTGATGGTATAGAGGTTGCTCATTTTCATAAAGAGTATTATGAAAAGTATCTTGATGTAGAAAATATTCCCCATGTTTGCATCATAAGAAATCCTGTCGATCGTTTTATTTCAGCATCAATTTATCTCAAACATTTGTATGGTAATGATATTCAAGAGTTGATGGAAGATCCAATGTATTTCTTCTCAATGCTTGAAAATTATCCTTGCACTGAATCTGTAAACTGGTATCGATCTCAACTTGACTTCCTATCAGATAAAACACATGTGTGGAGATTTGAAGATGGACTTGGACAAAACTTTTCTAATTGGTTAAGTGATATTGTTGGCGTTGAAATAAAAATGGATAGATCTGTAAAATACTTTAAACAAGATTATGAATCAAACAAGCTTGACAAAACACCTGCTCTCATAGATAATATTAAGTCTCTTTATCGCAAGGAAATTGGCCAACTCTATCCCGAACTGGCAACACCACTCCAAGAAGGAACAGAAACGAAAACTTAAACCACAAGCACTGAGGCAAGCAAAAGCACGCCGTCAAGGATTTAAGAAAAAGCACTCCAAACGGGGTGTTTTTTTTATAAATACCTAAAAAGTATTTCATAAAATGGACGCACAAGAACTTCGCAATCTTCAAGAAGCATATATGGAAGTTGTTGAAAATCAAAGATTAGAAGAGCAATATCAGATTATTATTCCTTATTTGATTGATGAGGGGTATGCAAATACTCTTGAGGAAGCAGAAGAAATTTTTATAAATCTTGATGAAGCATCAAAAAATACTCTCTCCAAAGCAGCAGGAAAACTTGCTTGGGCAGCAACTAAATCGGGAACTAAACTTGCTTGGAAAGGAACTAAAGCAGCATTAAAAGCAGTTCGTAATTATGGTGAAAAACATCCAATTGGTTCAAAAAGAAGAGCAGTTGCAGATACTTTGGACAAAATAAGATGGGCAACACTATCAGATAAAGAAAAGAAAAAAAGAATGAATGCAAAACATCGTGCAAGAAATACCAAAAAGGGGCACGAAGAAATAATGCAACGCAATAAAGAATCTCAAAGAATTGCTTCAAATAGAAAACACGCAAAAAGAAATACTACAAAGGGTCACGAAGAGATAATGCGTAATAATCGTGAATATCAAACTGCAGGAAAAAGTTCTGGTGGTTATAGAAATAAAGGTGTTGGTAGAAGAGAAAATGTGAGGGAATTGTATGATATTTACGACATCATCCTCTCACACTTACTTGATGAGGGATATGCTGAAACACCAGAAGCAGCAGAGGCTATTATGGCGAATATGAGTGAAGAGTGGAGAGAATCTATTCTCGGTTGAATCACTTAGACAACTGGCACACTAGAGGGTTTTGCCACCCTCTTTTTTTGTATAATAGGGTTATCTGAGAAACCACTGATGCCTGTCTCCCACGAAATCAAATCTCAACTTGCGAAACTGCTTGCCACTGAAGATCTCGTTGTAGAGCATCGTCAGGTAGATACGGCTCAATTCAATGTTCATACTCGTGTTTTGACTCTTCCCCTATGGGAAAAGGCAAGCAATGTTGTTTATGATATGTTAGTTGGACATGAGGTTGGACATGCACTTTTTACTCCGGATGAAGATCTTCCAAAAAATATTCCACATCAGTTTGTGAATGTTGTGGAAGATGCTCGTATTGAGAAACTGATGAAGCGCAAGTATATGGGACTTGCAAAAACTTTTTTCAAAGGCTATAACGAGTTGTCTGATCAGGACTTCTTCTCCCTTGAAGGTGAAGATATTTCTAAAATGAATCTTGCAGATCGTGCCAATCTGTGGTTTAAAATAGGTAACTATATTGATATTCCGATTGAGCGTGGTGAGGAAAAAGAAATCATCGATATGATTTCAGAAACTGAAACTTTTGCTGATGTTCTGATTGTTGCAGAGGCTCTTTACAAGTATTGTAAAGAACAAAATCAGCAGGAAAAAGCACCTGAGGAAATGCAACCACAACAAACTACTCAAGGTGGTGGTAGTTCTGCACAAAATGGTAGTGAAGAACAAGAAACTGATGGTGATAATTCCAATTCTAGTGGAAATGGTAGCGGAGAAGAAAAGACTTCTACTAACAATCAATCTGATCAACGAAAAGCGGGTGGTGAAAGTTTCGATGATGAACCGGAAGTTCGTACTGCTGAAAATCTTGAGGAAAGTCTTCGAGAATTAATTTCTCAACATGGACAAGATAACGTTTATGTTGAGATCCCAAAAGTAAATCTTGATTCTATAATTGCAAGCAATGAAGATATTCATAAAGTAATTAATATTCATTTTGCAAAACGCCAAGAAATTGTTGATGATTATCTAAAGCAAAACAATAAAGAACACATTAACATTTTTGAGAATGTGGATTTGGAATATCGCAAATTCAAAATTTCATCTCAAAAAGAAGTTAATTACATGGTGAAGGAGTTTGAATGTAAGAAATCTGCAGATTCATATGCTCGTTCTACTGTTTCTCGCACTGGTGTTCTGGACTGTACCAAACTTCATACCTATAAGTACAATGAGGATCTTTTTAAAAAAATTAATGTAATTCCTAATGGCAAAAATCATGGATTGATTTTTGTTCTTGATTGGAGTGGATCAATGTCTCAGGTTCTTCAAGATACCTGTAAGCAACTTTTTAATCTTATTTGGTTTTGTAAGAAAATTTCTATTCCTTTTGAGGTTTATGCATTCACTAATGAATGGAATCGTCGCTTTTATGATGAAGAAAACAATAAATATGTTGCTGCAAATTTAAAATCTCATTATCAAAAGAAAGAAGGATTACTTTCAATTGATGATCATTTCAATATGATGAACATTCTTACCAGCAAAGTTTCTTCTAAAGAACTTGAAAATCAGATGGTGAATATTTGGAGAATTTCATGCTATTACAATAACTCTTATTCGCTTTACTACAATGTTCCTGAAAAACTAAGTCTTTCTGGAACTCCTTTGAATGAAGCACTGGTATCTCTTCATCAAATTCTCCCCAAGTTTCAAAAAGAAAACAAACTTCAGAAAGTTCAGTGTATTGTTTTGACTGATGGTGAGGCAAATCAACTTTCTCATCATGTTGAAATCAAAAGAAATTGGGAGTCTGAGCCTTATATTGGATGTCGTCGTTTGAATCCAGACACCTCCTTTATTCGTGATCGAAAAATCGGAATGACTTACAAGGTGGAGTATGAGTGGCACAAGTTTACTGATGCCATTCTTAAAAATTTGAAAGATAATTTTCCTATGGTAAATTTTATTGGTATTCGTGTTCTTTCCTCTCGTGATGCAAATAACTTTATCAAGATGTATTATGAAATTGGAGAAAAAGATTTTGAAAAAATTCAAAATGATTGGAGGAAATTGAAAACTTTTAATATCACCAAATCTGGATATGATGCATATTTTGGTATGTCATCTAGTAATCTTTCTCAGGAATCTGAATTTGAAGTCAAAGAAGACGCTACAAAAGCACAAATTAAGTCAGCATTTGCTAAAAGTTTGAAGAATAAGAAACTAAATAAAAAAGTACTAGGTGAATTTATTTCTTTGGTTGTATGAACTGGAAAGAAATTGCTCTCGTTTCTGAAACAGATCCTAAAGTCCAAAAAGTTCTTAGGGAGGGGCCAAAGAAATTGACAGATGCCTGGATGCTCATGGCTCTAAAATACAAGTATGGACGATACGCAAAGTGAACAAAGGGGGTGCCAAGCGCCCCCTTTTCGTTTTATAATGACTTCAGTTGAAACAAACAACAAACCAAATGTCCATTTCAATCGATTACATCAGTTCCTCCCTTAAGAACCTGTATGGGGAAGTTGTCACAAGTGGTGATGTTAAAGCTTGGTGTGCGATGAGCGGTACTACCTATCAAACTGTGTCTAAAAAACTTGAACAATTTAAAGTTGGACGTGGTAAGTGGGATTTGACAGTTCAAGAAAAACTTGAGCACTCTTATCAGGCACCTGCCGCAATGCCTGCAATCGAACAAAACCTTATTCCACAGAAAGATGATACCTTCGTCAAGTTTGGTAACTTTGGTGATATTAAAAAAATTATCCAGTCCAATCTGTTTTATCCAACGTTCATTACGGGATTGTCTGGCAATGGTAAAACTTTCTCGGTTGAACAAGCTTGTTCACAACTCGGACGTGAACTGATTCGTGTAAACATTACTATTGAGACTGATGAAGATGATCTCATTGGTGGATTCCGTCTTGTCAATGGTGAAACCGTTTGGCACAATGGCCCAGTCATCGAAGCCCTGGAGCGCGGTGCGATTCTATTGCTTGACGAGATTGACTTGGCTTCCAACAAAATTCTTTGCCTTCAATCAGTCTTGGAAGGAAAAGGAATCTTCTTGAAAAAGATTGGTAAATATGTAAAACCTGCTAATGGATTCAATGTTATTGCAACTGCAAATACTAAAGGTAAAGGCAGCGATGACGGTCGTTTTATTGGAACTAACGTTCTCAATGAGGCATTCCTGGAAAGATTCCCTGTAACTTTCGAACAAGAATATCCTGCTACAACAACTGAATATAAAATCCTCCAAAAAGTTGCAGAATCTTTGAATGTTAATGATGAAGATTTTTGTAAGAGGCTTGTAGATTGGGGTGACATCATCCGTAAAACTTTCTACGATGGTGGTATTGAGGAGATCATCAGCACCCGTCGCCTGGTTCATATCATCCGTGCCTACAGCATCTTCCAAGACAAGGCAAAGGCAATCCAAGTGTGTGTGAACCGCTTTGACGATGAAACCAAGCAAGCATTCTTGGAACTCTATGATAAAGTCGATGCAGATTTTCAAATGCCCATTGACGAACAAACTCAACTCTGATAGAATTACTTTAGGTTATTATGACTTACTTTATGACTGACAACTTTGAAGACAGGTATGAAGACAAAATTGGAATAACAAGTGCAACTGGGAAAGATTGGAATACCTTCTGGGGTAATACAGTAATTTCTTCGGCGGAAGGAACTGATACTATTTCTATCAACGGTGCCGAAGATTTTGTTTATGCCGCAGAACAAGTTCCTTACAATTTCAATATTTACGGAGCTTACGGACAAGACACAATAAGTTTTGATACTGGTATTCCAGATCTTCCTGATGCTCCAGACAATACTAATGGTTTCTGGAAATATCATGAAGATGTAATCCTCAAGGAAATTCGTGAGTATCTTGGTGGCACTTACAATGCACATTACGCTTCCCAAGAATCAAAAACCCAAACTCTTGATTTGATTGAAGGTATTGGTGATGCAGAACCATTCTGTCGTTCTAATGCAATCAAATATCTCTCTCGGTTTGGTAAGAAGAATGGAAAGTCCAAGCAGGACATTCTAAAAGCAATCCACTATTGTATTCTTCTTTATCACTTTGCTGGCCTTTGTAATGAAAATTCGCAACCCTATGAAACTTTCTGAATCTACCCTTTCTTTTCTTAAGAATTTTTCTTCAATCAATCAGTCTATTCTTTTTAAGCAAGGCAATAAACTCCGCACCATTAGTGTGATGAAGAATATTCTTGCTGAAGCAACCATTTCTGAAGAGTTTATCAAAGATTTTGGAATCTATGATCTTAATCAATTTTTGAATGGATTGAGTCTTCATAAGAGTCCTGAACTTGATTTTACTAATGATGGTTATGTTGTGATCAAAGAGGGACGTTCTCGTTCTCGATACTTCTTTGCTGATCCGTCTGTTATTGTTACTCCTCCAGATAAAGATATTAGTCTTCCTAGTGAAGATGTATGCTTCGAACTATCTACTTCTGTTCTTGAAAAGCTTCTAAAGGCAGCAGCTGTTTATCAACTTCCTGATATTTCTGCTGTTGGTGAGAATGGTGTTGTAAAATTAGTAGTTCGTGATAAGAAGAACGATACCTCCAACGTTCATGAAGAAGTAGTTGGCGAAACAGACTCTGAATTCTCCTTCAATTTTAAAGTGGAGAATATTAAGATTCTTCCTGGTACTTATGAGGTGGTTGTTTCACAAAAACTTTTGTCACGATTCCAATCCAAAAATCATGATCTGACTTATTATATTGCTCTGGAGCCTGATTCTACTTTCGGATAATGAACATCTTCGTTACATCCCCCAATCCCTGGACTTCTGCACGAGTGCTTCCTGATAAGCACATTGTTAAGATGCCTTTGGAATGTTGTCAGATGCTTGCTATCGTAGCATCAGATAAATGGGGACACGGTTT